CGAAAATTATTGAGAGTAATGATAAAGGTTGGAAAGACGAATTTGTCCTTGTTCTCGTCAGCCTTCCTATTCTTGTACTGGTGTATTCTATTTTCACTGACGATCCTGAGATACGTAATAGACTAGATATGTTTTTTGAATATTTTAAGAACCTTCCCTATTGGTATCAGGCAATTTTTATAGGAATAGTCAGTGCCATCTATGGTCTTAAAGGTGCTGATATAATGCGTAAGCCTAAATAATGGAAAGAGCAGATTATCAAGATATTATCAATGAGTACAAAGAATCAGTTCGTGTACTCAAAGAACAGATTTCAGAATTAGAAGATGCAAATAAATCTAAAGATGCAGCTCTTAAGAGAGCTTTGCAAAAATTAGAACATACTACTAAAGATTTAGATCAAGCTAATCAGGAAATCAATGATCAAAAAACAGTGGAAAAAAAATCATAACTCAGAAATTATAGTAGGACCATGTAAATGGTGTGAAAAAGAAATAGTTAATACAGAAGCATTTGTAGCATTTGCTGACAAATCTAAAGCCTGTATTAAATGTTATAGAAATTCAGGGCATATGCTGCCCTTTTGGGATAATAAAAATAAATGAAAGTATCAGAAAATACTTCTATAAGTATGCCAATGAAGAACCTAATATCTATTATAGGTGCAGTGGCTATAGGTGTTTGGGCGTACTTTGGTGTTGTTGAAACATTAAATAAACACAGTACAACTTTAGAATTAATGGCTAAAGATTTAGAAGCTAACTCAGAATTTAGAATCAAATACCCTCGTGGAGAACTTGGTCAATCTTCTGGGGAAGCGGAGCTTTTCATGCTCGTAGAACATATGGCAGGATTAATTGAGACTATGGATGAAGAAATAAAAGGTATGAGAAACAATAAAATTAATATAGATTTTTTAAAAGAACAAGTGTCAAAATTACAAGCTGATGTAGAAAAAATAATTAGAAATGGGGGTGAACACTAATGATAGAAATGGTTTTTGCACTTTTACTTCTACAAGATCATAAAATTATAGAACATCGTTACCACGAGACGTTATCAAAATGCCTTAAAGCTAAACGTTATGCTATGAAGGACAAGAGTAATAAAGATAGAGTAGTTTATAAATGCCTTCAATCTAAGGCAAACATAGAAATATATATGGGAGAAAAGAAAATACTATCTTTAATATTAGAATAATGAGGGAGAATGAAATACATAATTATATTTATAATGTTGTTTACGACAACTGTTTACGCATTAAATACTCAAACAAATACGTCTGGGTCTAATACTTCTATTGAAGGAAATTATACTGGAGGAGCAACTACATACGAATCAGGAAGTAGCTCATCTTCTACCACTACAAATACTACAAATTCAGATATAAAATCTGCACCACCAACAGCGTCAGCTCCACCTGTAAGTTCAATGACTCAAGATGTTTGTGCTGTAGGAATTTCGGTTGGTGTTCAAACTTTTGGTATAGGTTTATCAGGTGGAAAACACGTTATAGATAAGAATTGTGAACGATTAAAATTAGCTAGAATACTTCAAGACTTTGGTATGAAGGTAGCAGCAGTTGCAATACTTTGCCAAGATGAACGTGTCTTTGAAGCTATGATACAAGCTGGCACTCCTTGTCCAATTGATGGTAAAATAGGTAAAGATGCTATGGCTTTATGGAATAAATATGATCATGAAAGACCTGACTTTAAAGCATATACAATTCGTATTAAAGAAAGACTTAAAAAAGACGAAGAAGAACAACGTTTAATGACAATAGAATTTGAAGAAATAGAAAAAGAAAAACTTAAAAATTATAAAAACGTTAGATGATTTGGTTAATAATATTTATAGGAGTTATGGCTTATGCGGTTTATCGTATCAATACTTTTGCTGATGATATCAATCCATACAATTTCTTTCCAAGGTTATGTAAGTGCAGAAGAAAAGACGACAAGTAATTTAATTACTAATGGAAACTTTGAAACAGGAAATTCTAATGGGTGGACAACTCAAGGCAACGTTCAAGTATTAAATGATTGCTGTGAATTAAATAATGTAACTAGCAATTATGATTTAGAGTTTGGAGATAGTGGATCAATTGAACAACAATTTAATTTATCTACAGATGCTATTACTCAAAATATGCTTAACAATGGTATTACTCTTAATAGTACAGTTGAAGTACAGAATGGTGAATGTGGAGTAACTAATTGTTGGGGAGGATCTGGAGCTGCGGATACATTTACTATAACTTTAAAAATAAAAGATTCAAATGGAAATACTCTTGCTACGACTACTAATGTTAGAACTAACGTTACTGGTATTACTGGAGCTAACTTCCAAGACACCTTAATATATACAGGTGAAAATTCTAATCTTGGTAATATTAATATATCAGGATCTGATGCTAATGCTCCTTCTAGTCTTGGTGGACCAAATTTAGATAACATATCTGTTACTATGAATTATGATGACACAGTATTATCTACTGCTGTTCAAACAGAATTAACAGAAATACAAGAAGAATTAACTGAAGTAGTTAAGCTATTATTAATAGAAACTTTTGAGGAAGAATCTATAGCTATTGAAACTTTACCAGAACCACAAGAATTAGAAATTATAACTAAAGAATTAGTTGCTGAGATTATGGAAGAAGTTAAAGAATCTTTTGAACCTCAAATGTTAGTAGCTACTTTTACAGAAGAAGAACCAAAGTTTATTGAAGAAGCTACAGAAATTGTAGAAGAAATTTATGAAGAAGAAGCTCCAATATCAATGGCTCCTGAAAAAAAGGAAATGGTACAAGAGGAAGAAAAGGAAGAAGTAGTTAATGTTCAAGAAAAAGAACAAACGCAAGAAGAACCAAAAGCTGAAACACAAGCTAAAGAAGAAGAATCCTCTAGCGAGGAGTCTACAACAGAAGTCGTTTCGACAACAAATAGTTCCAAACAAAAAACTATACAATCGAAAAAGACTATCAACATAAACAAAGTAATGGATAAAGTTGATGCTCAGGTTAAAGACATTGCTAAAAATCTTGCAGTTAAAAACATTATTAAATTAGATGCTATGGCAAAAGACCAGGCATCTTTAAATGGTTACTCTGATAAAGAATTTTATATTCCTAAAAATATATATCTAGATCAATTAAACATCTTTGATCCTAGATTAATTTATAACAATTTTAGTTTAAATACTTATATTGTTAATGATAAGGTGTTTATTAAAGAACAAAAGTTAAACGAAATTAATCTTAAGAAAAGAAGATTACTATTAGAACTACAGGAGTTAAAGAATGGGTAAACTTAAAGATCAATTAGCTGGTATAGCAGCATTGATAGCAGCTATTGTTGCTATTGGTGGAGGCTTTACTAAGTATGGTGAGATAACTACTAGACTTAATGAAATAGAAGGCAGATCATCTACAGATCATTCTTCACAAATAGCAGTACTGGAAGAAAAAGTAGCTGCATTAGAAAATGTAGAAGGTGTTGACATATCAGATTTAGAAAATGGATTAAGTCAAAATAAAACTAAATCTTTAGTTAATGCTAAAGAAATAGAATTACTTAAAGTACAGATAGAAGAAATAAAAGTATCAACATCTAATCCTTTAGCTAATTAAGTTATTATCATAGGTTTAGGTTTAGGTTCTTCCTCTTTAGGTTTACCATAAACATTAAAACTAAAAGATCTACGTTCACCTTTAGATCTAAAAGGATATACCATATGGTACATCCACCAAGGAAAGATATAATAATCTCCAACCTTTGGTCTAATCCTTACAGTATTATTGGAGAACAGGTGGACTTGTCCATATTGCATTTCAATACCACCTGCAGATGGATAGTGATCGTTATCTTCTTTTTTCCATTCTTCTTCAATATCATCAGGTAGTTTAAGATAACCTACACAAGACATATGACAATTAGTATGGTAGTGAGCTGGATTAAAATCTCCAGCAAATGTACGAACATACCATCCTGATTTAAATACTATTCTTTGCAATTCTTTATGATTTTCAGGATGTGCTGCTATATAAGCATCCATTAATTTACCAAAGTAATTACCCCATTTAGAAAATGTTTCAGGTGAAATAACTAATTCTTGTTTTACATTACCTACAAGTTCATCAGAAAAATCATGAGTCTTTTTCTTTTCTTCATGATCCATGATGTGTTCACAATCTTTATTAAAATCATCTATAAGTGCTTGAGGTAATTTACAATGTCCAATAGATGGACCAAATGGTCTATAGATTTTAAGTTCTTTATTCTCTTTATTTAAATCGCTATAATGACTCATGAGTAATCTCTTTCTAATATCATTTCTAAATAGTGTATTGCTTTTTTAACATCTTCTTCTTTTCCTTTTATCGCATGGCGACAAATATATTTTATAGCATTTCCTTCAGCAAATAAAAGTTTATTTTCATTAATAAATTCAGCTGGTTGAATCTTCATATTACGATAATGTTTTCCTCCAATTTGCTTATCTAATGAGTCGTAAGTTATTCCTTTAAACATATCTTTATTTGTCATTTAATACTTTTTTTATGTTGCCAAATATTATTATTAAAAACTTTAATTAAACGACTAAGTTCTATATTATACTCTTTACCTTCTTTATTGGTAAACATAACTTTACAATCTTCACAAGGTATTTTATTTCCTTTCCAGATTAAAATTACTTTATTTTTATCAGTCATTAAATGTAAGTCTATAGTTTTTTTCTTTATGTGGTCTTTCTGATTTATTTTGTATTATTTTATATTGCATATCAGTTAAAGTATATATATCAAGTTTCATTGCTTTTACAAACTTAGTAGATGCGTACTCTGAATTTATATCTGCATAATGACATATCATTTTAAAGTCATTTGATTTACCTATAAGCCAGGCAATAGCTTCTCTTTTATCAATAATTTTATATTTATATAAACCATCATACATAGCATCCTCAATAGCTTGAGTTATAATAGCCCTGAACAATCTAAGTTCAGGACTTTTTGTCATTAGATTTTACTACTTCATAAGTACATCTAATAGGAGTCATAGGACATTCTTCATAAGATAAAGATTTTGGATCTATATTTTGCATAGCCTCTAATGCTTCTCTATCTGTATCGGCAACAATAAATACTTCTGTTACACAAGGTACGTGGACCCATCTTTTAAACTTATAAATCATATATTATTTTTACGTCTACTAGCTTCTAATGTTCTGAATAAATCTATAATAAGTCCTTCTTTATCTCTTTTATTTTCAAGAGTGCTTGCTTTAACCTCTGCCTCAAATAATTCTTGTATAGCTTCTTGATAAGTATTGCTTCCATAGTATGCTTGTTCTTTGGCAGAGATACTCTTATCAACTGTATTACCAGCGATATGGAGAGCTTTCTTTCTTTTAAGAAGCCTATCCAAATATTTAACTTGTGCATTTGATCTAGCATTTTCTTCATCAGTTTCAGATAGAAACTTTAATGATTCTTCCAATCTCTTTTCTGTAATCACTCTTATCCTCCTTTAAATATAATTTATATAATTTTAATATCATATAGTCATTGTTATATGTGTTTATTCCTATCATTTCTAGTTCTAATTTGAATTGCAAATACATCCAAATAAATTTCCACTTCCATCTTTCATTACGTGAGCATTAATAGGATATTCATAATAGGTTGTTAAATATATTTTTAATATATCGCATAAATCAAAACAATTTATTTCACTTAATAATTTTATTCCCTTGGTCATTTCTTTTGTTACTTCCACTAGATGGTATATTCCATCGTTTAATAGTATCAGATCCATAACCTATCCTTTTTAGTTCACATTCAGCACATAGATAATAATCTTTGAGTTTTATTATTGCTAAATTTTCACATTGTTTACACCGAAGGATCATAAAGAATGAATATAAACTTTAGACCCTTCAGCGTTTCTAACCATAGAGGGAGGTTTAGAAATCATTAAAATTGATCGTCAAAATCACCAAGATCTTTTTTAGCATTTAATATTTTACGTACATATTTATCAATAGCATCGAAGTCTACTTCTTTGCCACCTGATAATTGTGCTGCTAAAAGATTGCTCATAGTAAGTCTATACTTTTCTTTCCATTGAGCATCTGGATCTTTTGCTACTGTTGCAGTTGGAGTAGCACCATTTGGTACTGCTACCTCGCCATCAAGTAATTCTACAGAAGTGGCTGTTTGATACCACTTACCATTTTTACTTTGTCTTTGAGGCTGTGCTGTAATTTTTAATCTTGCACCTTTTACCCATCCCTCTGCACCTATTGCTTCACCATAAACTGTCATTTCAGTACCATCATCTTTGGTAACGTAAATACTATATTTACCTCCACCATCTCTTGATGCGAATGATCGTTTATGACTACATTCAAAAGTTTCAGTTTCCATTATCTGTCTCCTTTTATTTATTTGTTTTATTATATTGCCTATTTTTTGCATATGAATATATAGTCTATTTTAGGCATTTAGTCCATATATCTTGAGCAAATACTTCAGCTGTAGGAGTTCCCTTCCAACGAAAGTTATCGCATACCAAAGGGAATATGCGTACAACGTCCTCTTTGGTTTTGCATATATCTAGTATATGCTCTATGTGTTTCATGGCATTTATAAGTACATTTAACTCATCTCTTTCTGTCATATCTACACAATATTGATCTTTTGGAGAACAATATAA